ATGCTGGCGCTGGTTGCTGATGTGCAGGCGGGGCGGTGGTGATGCGTGATCAGGATACCGGAGTAATCGTGCCATGGCTAACCGAGCGCGAACGAAAAACAGCATGGCTGCGCGACAATCCTCCAGAGAATGCTGGCGGTGAGTACGAAAACCAAGAAGGATTATTGCGGCATCTGGCAACGCTAAAAAAAGACGAAATTGCCGACTTCGGGCGCTGGATAAAAATGCACTACGTCAACACTGACGGATTGTTGATGCAGATCAAGAAAATACATGCGAACGTGAAAAAATAGCCGAATAATGCGGATTTATTGTTTACTTTGTAAATAGTTCGATATATTATTCAGTCATCGAAACGAAACGCAGAACACCATGCAAACCGTCCGCGTAAAATTCACTGCACCAGGAGAAATCCGGGTATTTCAAACAGTAAACGGTAAGCCGGTTGGCATCGGGATCACGATCAAAACCGCGATTGATTTTTCGACGTTTCCGAGTGGCGATCTGCCGGCGCTTATTAAAATGGTAATTCTTAGCAACTGGCGTGTTGTTGTGCGCCTTAATGGGGGGAGGTTGAAATGAAAGCATTCTGGATTCTATTCGCAGTGGCCGCGTTAATCCTGCTGTCATTGCTGGCCGATATTGGCATGCGCGTCTACGAGGATACGCACACGCAGCCCGCATCGTATTGCACTCCGGCGCCAGGCCAGTGCGCGTTTGATGGCGCTGGTGTTTATTGCCTGCTGCCGAGCGTGGCAAAATGAACCGAGCCCCATGCCCGACATGCAAGCGCCAGACAGTGCGCACGAATCACGATTCGCGCCGAGGCGTTGAATACCGGCAATGCAAAGGCTGTGGCGCTATGTGGCGCGTTTCTGATGCGGGGCAGTGGTTCGCGCACGTTCCAATTGCCGAGCGCCGCCGTTTGCGCGCTGTTGCTGAGGTTAAGCTCACAAATCCGCCGCGCTCTGCTAAGTGGGGGCGCGCAAAACCGCTGCACAGCATTCCCGCGATCCGTTCCGGGGTGAATTTATGGCCGGCGTTGCAGGATGGCGAGAATTCAGCAGTTTTTAAATTTTGTGAAATGATGAGGTGATGTGATGATTAAGAAAATAATTGAGATTCTGCGCAATCCGGTTGATTACAGCTTTGCCGAGCGAGCTGAGTTGGCTGAATGGCTTGACAGGAAAGAGCCTGTTGGAAGTATATCGAAAGGGATTTTTAGACCAAGCACCAATGGCGGACCAGATGCGCACCGTAAAAATATTCAATACGAAGGAAAGCTCTTCGCAGTCCCTATGCCGCCGTTCGATCTGATTGCGCTGTGTGATGATGTATATAACGCTGGAATTATTGATGTTCGCTGCGACACATACACTGACCTTGACGCAATCATCGCCAAGTACACAAAGGGAGGTGTGTGATGAAAGACTTTTATGCATTTGCAACGTCAATCACTGACGAAATCGAACCATACGACGAGGATTGTCAAGTTCGCCTGTATCGAGCAGAAGAAGTTGATGTACAGCTCGCCGCACGTGACGCCGAGATTGCCGAGCTTCGCCATGATATATCAGACGCGATAAACTCTATAAAGTGCGGATTTTACAAGTCTGCAAGGATGATGCTTGACGCCGCCATTGCGCGGCAGGGAGAGAAGGTATGAATACGGTTCTGGTTTGGGTGTTGATGACACTTACACATGTACACAACGGTCATGTTTTGACGTATTCACCACATGTGCACGATCTTGAATCTTGCAAACGAATGCAGGAGCAAATAAGCGGAAGCGGTAATGTTGTTCGCAGCACTTGTGTTCAGATTAGGGTGCCAGTACCTGGAGCGATAAAATGACCAAACAAAACTACGCGCTCGCAGTGGCGCAGGCTGTGGCTGAAGCTGCTTTACAAGTTTTAAGCAACTATGATGGGGAAAAGTTAACGGGTGATGAACTTAAAGCAATAATAGCAGCAGTTCCGCGCCCGGAGCCTGTTGCTAAAGTTGCGCCATGCAAAGACGGATCAGGAATCATATCTGTGGACTGGTTATCTTCGCCGCAATTGCGAAAACTGATGTACGGTCAGCCACTCTACACCGAGCAGCCAGCACCAGCCGGGCCGGGGAATGCGCGGTTGCTGGATGATGCTGCGTATTCAGTAATAGACGCGGCGGCGAGAATTTCATTTCATAACTACAAAAGGCAGATCAGAGGTCAGCAAATCACATTGTGGGATGATCCATATGCACATTTTGCACAAGCGGCTTTGAATTGGGCCACCGAGCAGCAACAGGCTCTAACCGATCTATCCGCCGTGCAGCACGATATTCAGCCGGGTTATGTTTCGTTGCCGGAATTGAGCGATGAAAAGCTGACGTACTGGTATGAGAAATCAACAAATCAAAATCTGCGATTTCAAGACAAGGCGCTTGTTTTTTCTGTGTGCCGCGCCGTAATCGCCGCTGACCGTGAACTGAGGGGTTGGAAATGATCCGCGCTTTCCATTATGCCTGCATTGCATACAGCGTTGCAGTTTCGGCTTGTGTTGTGTATTTAATCTGGTGCCTATCATGACCTCACGCAACGAAATAACCGGCGACACCATCGCCACCAAACCCGCGAGCGATGCGTACCGCGAAAATATCAGCAAAATTGATTGGTCAGTTAAACGCACCGATCCGCCTGCTGATTGCAATGGATCGCAGCACTCTAAACCAGCCTCGCGCATGGTTTTCATCGGTTGGATCACGCACGCAGCCTGTGAGCAACTAACCGAAAAATCCAGCGCTGGCCAGGAGATTATCCATTCAGACGATATCAGCGAATATCTGCCAGACTGCGCGACTCCAATTTATGCTGAGGTTCTGATATGATGGCGCCATCTTCACAACGTAAACAAAAACCAGCAACCATGACCAAAACTGAACGCGTGGCCGAGCTTCGCAAACTGGCCGACACACTCCCAGGCAACACTTCCGAAAAGTGCCGACAGATTGCCGAATTGCTCGGCAAAAAAGAAAACACCATACGCATTGCTATGATGGATTGTTCGCCGCGGCCTATGTCGGAGGCTGGGTTGCATGTGCTGAAAAAATTGTTGAATCAATAACCATGCCGGCCACAGTGCCGGTATAATAATTTTCCCGTCGTCGTCGTCATGGAGGTTTTATGTCTTCCGAGTACCTGTCTTTTAACGCCGAACTATCCCGCATCGATTCCAGTACCAATCCTGAAAAAATCAAATCAATGCTTGATGTGTCACTCGCAGTTGACATGTCAAAGCGCTGCCTGCTGCAACACAAGGTTCAAAATTTCACCGCCGCAGATGTGATCACCCTGGCAGAGCTTATGCTCGCTCGTGAATCTGGGGCAAAATAATGACAGCCTCAAACATCAAGAAATTCATTCGGCACATTTTCTGCAAAGGCCAGATCGTAGAAATCCGCATTCCAAAAGGCGGGCGAGATGGCACTATTTCAGGGTTCTTCGATAACGGGCGCGATCTTTCAGACGCTGCTGCTTCGGTGGCCGGAAAGTATCCTGGCATTTACTACACGTTGAACCCGGTTGCGCCGGAAATGCTCGATAAAAGCAAAAACAAGCTGACCGCAAACGCTGACCGCAATTCTCTGTCCACAGATGCGCAGATTGCGAGCCGCCGCTGGTTGCTGATCGACGTTGATCCAATCAGGCCGGCTGATGTTTCAAGCACTGATGCAGAGCATGACGCGGCAATTGCAAAGGCGCTTAAAATCCGCGATCAGTTGACGCTTGCAGGCTGGCCGGTTCCAATCGCTGCGGATTCTGGCAATGGTGCTCATTTGCTTTACCGTGTTGATCTACCAAACGACGAGGCATCAAAACTGTTGATCCGTGGCGTATTGCAACGGCTGGCACGCGAACATCGAAGCCTTGCTGTATTTGGCGAAAGAAAAAAATCCGAGTTTGATGGCGCGCTTGTTCAACAGCCGCAACAACGGGCTGACGGGTCCCGATGACCTGGATGCGGTGCTTTCCATGCTGGGACATGAGACGCCCTCTCCGCGCATTGCAGCGCTATTGAAAGACCGCGTTTCTGGCTTGATCTTGCTGACGCCCAACCGCATGGCGGATGTGCTGAACAGTTACCGCGTGATCTACAGCGTGCGCATCAACAAGCGCACGGGCAGGCTGGCACGTTCGGGTGTGCTGCATTGGGTTGTGTTGGAAGAAATAACGCCCAATGAGTACGGCGGGTATGTGAATCTATACAACCCGTTCGGCAACAAGTTGGAAGGTTATGAATGGGAGCAGGTCGTGGAAAGCGGCGGCGCTCCGTATGGAATTGTGGTTTCGAGGTAAGTATGCCTATTGATAAGCCTGATTATGTTTTTCCGGCGCAGTTGTCGCTGATCGACGTTGAGGAGAGTAATGCTCCCAGCGTTGCTGATGCACGTATGCGCAGTGAATCGGCGCGGGCGGCGTTGGATGGGCGCACGGATATCGAATGGTTCGGCGAGTATGAAAAGCTGCGTGAAGGCGGTTGGAATTGGCGCGTGGCGGCTTATATCGCCTGGGCATCGTGCCCGAAGACGAAACGCACCCCGAAGACACAGGCAGAGCTGGCGAATAAAGTGCTGGGCTTGACCAGCGACCGCGCCATCACCACCTGGCGCAACAAGAACCAGATCATCGATGAGACGGTTGGCATGCTGCAATCGGCTTCGTTGTGGGATCACCGCGCAGAGGTCTTTGATGCGCTGGTGAAGAACGCATCCGAAGCGGACTATAAGACGCACAACGACCGCAAACTTTTCCTCGAACTGACGGGTGATTATGTGCCATCGGCAAAGCTGGCGGCGATGATCACGAAGAACGGATTTTCCAAAAACGATCTGGCAGAACTGACAACCGATGAGTTATTGCAGTTGGCAAAGTCTTTTCGGAATGAAGCCGTGGCGCAAGATGAAGAACCTGCGGAAGAAGAGACGCCCGAATAATGCAAACCGGTTTTGCCACTCCCACCAAACGCACCATCGACCCGAAGCAAGCGGGTCTTTTGGCTGTTCAGCGGGAGATGGCGCGCCGCAATCTGATGGATTATGCGACCTACATGGAACCAAAATATGAGACCACGAAGGCGCACATCTACATTGCAAGCAAGCTGGATGAGGTGGAGAAGTACATCCTTTCAGGCGGCAAGGAAGGCATCGGGCGTTTGATGATCTGTATGCCGCCGCGGCATGGCAAGACGAACCTGATGAACCTGTTCGAGTCACGCTTCCTTGGTCGCAACCCGGACATGCGCGTGATCACCACATCCTATTCGGCGGATCTGGCGAACGAGAATTCGCGCGTGGTGCGTGATTTTGTAATGAGCAAAAAATACGCGGCACTCTTCGGCAGCCTGGCAAGCGGACAGGGTGACTTGCCCGTTCAGGTTTCGGAAGATGCGCGTTCGATCCAATCATGGAATTTGAAGGCTCCGCATAAAGGCGGCATGCTGGCGGCAGGCGTGGGCGGCGGTATCACCGGGCGCGGTGCGCATTTGCTGGTCATTGATGATCCGTTCAAGAACCGTGAAGAGGCGGCGAGCGATGCGCAGCGCAAACGGGTGCTGACCTGGTATCGATCGGTGGCATATACCCGTCTCGAAAAAGGCGGCGCGGTGGTGTTGATCAATACCCGTTGGGATCAGGAAGATCTCTCGGGCGCGCTGCTCAACCATATGGCGACGGATGAGCTGGGCGATGACTGGGAGGTGGTCTTCCTTCCGGCGTTCGCGTTGGATGCGGAGCAGTATCCGCAAAACGAGGCGGAGTTCAGAGAGAACCTTCTCAGAGGCATTTATATCCCGATGGGCGGCGACCAGATCGGGCGGCTGGCGGGTGAGGCGTTGTGGGCGGATAAGTACGATGCGGAACGGCTGCGGGTCATTCAATCCAACACGATGGATTATGAGTTCGCGGCGCAGTATCAGCAGATGCCGCGTTTGGCGGTGGGCAACTTCTTTGACGATGCCGATTTTGGGATCGTGGAAAAGGCTCCCGATGGTTTGCGCTGGTTCCGCTATGTGGACCTGGCTTTGGGCGAACGCGAGACGAGTGATATGAACTCGACGATCGCCGCGGCTCTGGACTCGGACGGGACCTTGTACCTGCGCGACAGGCTGAAGATCCGCAACCTGGAGCAGTTCCTGCCGCACTGCAAGGCGTTGATGCTGGCAGACAGTGAGCGCGGCGTGGAATGGGGCGTGGAAGATGTGGCTTTCCAGCGTTTGGTGTTGAGGCAGTTTCTGGCAGACCCGACCCTGACGATGGTGCGGATGTATCGCGTGAAGCCGAACGGTGACAAGGTGGAGCGGGCGCGGACGTGGCAACTGCGCGCGAAGCAAGGCAAGGTGAAGCTGGTGCGCGGTTTATGGAATAACGATTTTGTGCGTGAGGCGGCGGCATTTCCGAACGGTCGCCATGACGATGATGTGGATGCGGTCAGCGGTGCAGTGCAGATGATCGCGCAGAGTTCAACGGTGAAGAAGTCACCGGGAAGTTTCCAAGGATAAAGCATGAGCGAAAAAGACCTGAAACTTGCATTCGAAACCATCAAGGCAAAGAACCTGCCTTATTCCGAGCTGTTTGCCTATTACGACGGCAACCAGCCGTTGGTCTATACGGCGAAGCGGCTGCACGACATCTTCAAAGACCTGGATGCTTATTTTGCGGAGAATTGGTGTTCGGTTGTAATCGATGCCGAGCAAGACCGCATCAACCTGCGCGATATTCAGGTGAGCGGAGCCAATAAGAATTTGTGGCGCGAGCTGTATGAGTCTTCGCAGATCTTCCTCGAAAGCGACGATGTGCATGAAGCCGCGCTGGTAACGGGCGAAGGCTATTTCATCGCCTGGATGGACGAGCAGACCAAGATGGCGCAGGGCTATCACAACGACCCAAGATTGGTACATCTGTTCTATGAAGCCTCGAACCCGCGCGTGAAGAAGTTCGCGGCGAAGATGTGGGTCAACGATGACGAGCGCATGTCGATGACGCTGTATTACGCGGACCATCTTGAATATTACGAGACGACCAACAAGGCAAAAGAAGTGCAATCGGTGAGCGCGTTCGTTCCGGCGAAAACTCCCACGGCACCGAACCCTTATCAAGAGATCCCGGTCTTCCATTATCGGCTGGGACGCAGGACGCCAAAGAGCGACCTGAAGAACACCATCCCGATCCAGAACGGCATCAACAAGCTGTTGACCGACATGATGGTGACGGCGGAATATATGGCTTTCCCGCAGCGTTACATCATCAGCAATGCCGAGGTGAAGGGAAAAGTGAAGAACGCGCCGAATGAGATCTTAGACCTTCCGGCTGGGGATGGCATGGGTCAGCAAACAGCAGTCGGTCAGTTCGAGGCGGCGAAGTTGGAGAATTACATCTCCTCCATTGACAGCCTGGCGACGGCGGTTTCGTCCATTACACGCACGCCGAAACATTACTTCTTTCAGGTTGGCAGCAACCTTTCAGGCGAGGCTTTGATCGCCATGGAGTCACCGCTCAATAAAAAAGCGCAGGACCGCATCGACCGCTTTCAACCGGTTTGGAAGGATGTGGCGCGCTTTATGTTGAAGGTCAACGGTCAGACGGTTGACCCGAAGGAAGTATCGGCGATGTTCGACAAGCCGGAGACGATCCAACCGCGCACCACGGCAGAGACGCGCCAGATGAACGTCAACGCGGGCATGAGCCTCACGACCGTATTTCGTGAAGAAGGTAAGAGCGAAGAATGGATCGCGCAGGCGTTGAAGGATATCGAAGCGGATAACAAGCGCAAACAGAGCAACATTGCCAATGCCATGCTGGAAGCCGAACGCCGCTTCAATGACGGAGGTGCAGTATGAACTCACCGGTCAAGACCCTGACCCATGCGCCCGAGCCGCCTTTGCAGATCGAGCGCGAATTTGTGGACGGCAGGGAAATCATTGTGATCGAAGGCGTGAATTATGAAGCGGATTATTTCCGCACCTTCTCGCACCCTGAAACGGATGTTCTATATCAAGTTCAGCGCGTGGACGATTTCGTGAGGTTGACGATGATTGAAACACGCGAGCAAGCCGATGAGTTCTTCAATGAGGTTGAAGCGAATGCCTGAATCGACTGTGGCGTTGATGGTTAGACGACAAAAGGAAGCTCTGCTTTTGCATGAGGCTTCTCAAATGCGCCTGCTCACACAACGCTGGCTGGACGTGGAGAAGGCGCTCGAAGCCGAGCTGTTGAAGACCATTCTGGCGCTGCAAGAAAAGGGCATTGTCACTGAGGCGATGATTCTGCGCGATGAGCGCGTTCAAAAATTGCTGATGCAGGCACGCGCGGAATATGCGCGCTTCGCCGATGACTTTGAAAGCCGCGCGGAGCAGATGCAAGAATACGGTCTGACCAAGGGCGTGAGCGATGCGGTGAAGACCTTGAACCTGTCCATTGATGAGGCGGGCTTGCTGCTCGACTTTGAAATGCTGAACGTGGATGCGATCAACGTCATGATCGGTCTGACCGCGGACGGGACGCCGCTGCGCGACCTGTTGATGAAAGATTATGGCAGCGCGGTCAACGGCATGATCGAAAGTTTGATCAGCGGATTGGCACGCGGGCTGAACCCAAAACAGATCGCGCAAGAGATGGCGAAAGGCTTTGCCATCGGTCTGCAAAAAGCCATGACGATCGCACGCACGGAGATGCTGAGAGCCTATCGCATGGGCACGCTGGAGCAGTATCGCGCCAGCGACGTGGTGACGCAATACAAACGCCTGGCGATCAAGGACGATACGACCTGCCTGGGTTGTTTGATGCAGGATGGCGAGACCTTTGAGAACGCCGAAGATTTCAGCGAACACCCGAACGGACGCTGTACGTTGGTGCCGGTCGTGCGCGGTGGTTTTGCCCCAGAGTGGACCAGCGGCAAGGAATGGCTGGCAGGGCTGAGCGAGGAACGGCAGCGCGGAATTTTGGGAGATCAGCGTTATGACCTGTGGCAATCTGGCGCGGTTTCTTTGGACGATTTTTCGACGCTCAAAGAGAACGAGACGTGGGGCGGGGCGTTCGTGCCTACGCCGTTGAAGGATTTGACGGGCAGTTAGTAATTACGGAGATTGCTTCGGGCAAAGAGCAAGAGCGCCCTCGCAATGACATTATGAATGACGGGTGAGACACCCGATACAAAAGGAGACGAGATGTCTGGAATAGATGCAACACAAACGAACGGTGCAGGAGGCGGATCCGCTTCTGCACAGCCTGCGGGAAACAATGCTCAAGGCGAGGGAGAACCTTTGACCTTTGAGAAGTGGGTTGAAGCGCAGGATGAAAGCGTGAGAGGGCTGTTAGACAGCCACACCAAAAACTTGAAGTCTGCATTGGAGACGGAGCGCGAGATGCGCAAGACCTTCGAGAAGCAGATCAAAGAGTTGGTGACAAAGGCAGAGAAGGGGTCGGAAGCTGAAAAGCAGTTGACCGAATTCTCTGCGCAGTTGGAACTGTTGGAGCGACGGGCAAACTTCGCTGAGTCTGCGAGCCGGGAAGGCGTCACAAACCCGAAGGCACTCTTCACTCTGGCAGCGGCGGGCGAATTCTTCGATAAGAAAGGCAATGCAGATTTTGCCGGACTGAAGAAGGAATATCCCGAATTTTTTGCAAAACCTGTCCCGCAAGGGAACGCAGGCGAGGGAGCGAACTCCCCCGCTGCGCAAACATCCATGAATGACCTCATCCGCCGAGGGGCGGGTCGTTCAACCATTCAATAAAGGAAAACGATTATGGCTACCTACAATTCCGTTATTTCCCGCACCGATGCGGCTGCGCTCATCCCTGAACAGGTGAGCGATGAAATCCTCGCCCAAGTGACCGAGTCCAGCGCAGCCATGCGCTTTGGCAAGCAACTTGCCAACATGAGCCGCAACACGATGCGCATGCCTGTCATGTCTGCACTCGCCAGCGCTTATTTCGTGACCGGCGACAATGGTCTGAAGCAGACCACCGAAGTCAACTGGGAAAACAAGTACGTGACCGCTGAAGAACTCGCGGTGATCGTGCCGATCCCCGAAGCCGTGCTCGCGGATGCTGACTACGATGTTTGGGGTCAGGTCAAGCCTTCGTTGGTCGAAGCCTTCGGCAAAGCCATCGATGGAGCTGTGTTCTATGGCACCAACATCCCTTCGAGCTGGACCACCGACATGGGCGCGGCTGGCATTGTGGCAGGCGCAAGCGCTGCCAGCCACCAGATCAGCAATGCCGCCTACACCGACCTGTACGAAGCCATCCTCGGCGAAACCGGCGCTGGCGTTGCGGGTCTGTTCGGCAAGGTCGAAGCCGATGGCTACATGGTGACGGGTTCCGTCGCTCCGATGCTGATGCGCGGCAAGCTGCGCAACGTGCGCGATAGCGAAGGTCAACCGATCTTCAAGCCCTCGATGCAGGCGGCTGGCGAGTATGTGCTCGATGGTTCGCCGATCAACTTCCCGCTCAACGGCGCGGTCTCCAGCACCTACTGGTTGATCTCCGGTCAGTGGAATCAGTTGGTCTATTCCGTGCGCCAGGACATCACCTACAAGGTGCTTGACCAGGCTGTCATTCAGGATGGCGCTGGCAATATCCTTTACAACCTTGCCCAGCAAGACATGGTCGCCTTGCGCGCTGTGATGCGCCTCGGCTTTGCCCTGCCCAACCCGATCAACCGCGTCAACGAGACCGAAGCGACCCGCTATCCCTTCGCCGTGTTGACTGCATAAGGAGCATGACATGTCCCTCTTCCCCAAGAACATCAACGAGTACCTCGCACTTCAAGGCATTCCGCGCGGACCGTACAGCCAGGTCTACATTGTAGATCCGGCGAACGGTTCAGACAGCAACCCCGGCACCAGCTTTGCGCAGCCGCTTGCATCCATCACCGCCGCGTATGCCCTTTGCACTGCCAACCAGCATGACGTGGTCTTGTACCTCGCCGGTTCTGGCAGCATCACCCTCGAAGCCGCGCTGACATGGAGCAAGAACTATACCCACCTTGTGGGTTGGTGCGCTCCGACCCGCACGGCTCAGCGCGCGCGCATCTTCCAGGATGCCGATCTCACCGGCGCTTCGCCGCTGATCACCATCTCGGCTTCGGGCTGTATCTTCCGCGATCTCTACATCTTCCAGGGTGTGGCAGACGCGACCAGCCTGATCAACGTTTCCGTGACGGGCGGGCGCAATTACTTCGAGAACGTCCACTTCGCTGGCGGCGGTCACGCCACCCAGGCGGTCGATGGCGGCGCGTCCTTGAAGCTCGATGGCGCTGAAGAGAACACCTTCGTCAAATGCACCATCGGCGTGGATACCATCGATGCCGCCACCGGCATGGTGGGTCTCTTGCTCGATGGCGAAGCTCACCGCAACTTCTTTGAAGACTGCACCTTCCGCATGCGCGCTGGCAACACCGGCGCAGCGTTCGTGGAAGTGGTGGATGCCACCGGCATCGACCGCGACAACACCTTCAAAGACTGCATCTTCGTGAACAACAGCACCAGCAACGATATGGCATCCGCTTTCGTCATCCCTGCGGGCATGGGCGAGCCGCGCGTGCTTCTGTTGAAGGACTGCCTGTTCCATAACGTCACGAAGCTCGATGCAAGCGACCGCGGCGTGCTCTTCGGCAATATGAACGCCGTCACCGGCGCAGACCTGAGCGGCGTTGCTGTTCAGATGATCACGTAATAACCATTCCCAACCTCTCCCCATTCTTTGGGGAGAGGAACTAAAAAATAAAAGAGGTAAACCATGTCTGAACAAAAAGGTGCTTATAAAGTTGCTCTCTCCGCCACCACTGGCGCAGGCGGCGCATTGTCCCTGGCAAACCCCGAAGGCGCGGACTTGATCGTCACCCGCCTGGTGTTGGATGTGACCACCGTCGCCACCGCCGCCTGCACGCTCGACGCGGGCATTGGCTCGGGCGCGACCACCAGCTACGACAACCTGATCGACGGCGTTGATGTCAATGCCGCGGCTGGCGTCTTCGACAATGTTGAAGACGGCGGTTCGAACGGTCAGGCAGTCTTCCGCTGGGAGTCTGATGGCTATTTGACCATCAGCGAAAAGACCGGCGCGATCGCGGGTCTTGTGGCGAATGCCTACATCGAGTACATCCGCGCGTAACGACCTCACCCCCCAGCCCCCTCTCCTAAAAAAGGAGAGGGGGTGTAAAGAGGAACTATGGCAGCAACTGAAGCGCAAGTAGAACAATTGAGGCGTATGGTGGCGGAACCGACAACCACCACGTATAGTGATTCGGCGCTTGAAGATTACATCGAGCGCTATCCCTGCGTGGATGAGAACGGCGAGCCGCCGCGCGTGCCGAGCACCACGACCGAAGGCGAGATGATGGTCAACCCGGATTGGACGGCAACCTATGATTTGCACCGCGCCGCCGCTTCCATTTGGGAAGAAAAAGCCGCCTCGTATGCGCACAAGTTTGACTTCTCTGCCGATGGAGGCGATTACAGCCGCAGCCAGATGCACGCGCACGCCATGGAACAAGTCCGCCATCACATGAGCCGCCGCAACCCGTCCACCATTGAGCTGATCCCCAGCCTGGCGCGCGAACGCACGAATGAGACCAACAGCACATGACCCTTGATTACTCTTTTTCCGCTGATGAACTGGCAGGGATGC